ATCTTTAGGATAAGCTGTCCACCCCGCTTCTTCCCAAGCCCGTCTAGATTTGCCAGTTCCTGTAGGTCCATGAAAGACAATGATTCGACGTTCAAAAGGAGTTGGTTTAGAGTAGTCAGCGCGGATTGTACGCAAGGTGCGGTAATGTTGAATACGAATACCAGGTTCGATCGCCAAGATGTCTCCGGCAATCGCTGATTGCCAGACTCGTTCCCAATCGAGTCTTGAGTTTCGTCGGTGAGGCTTCTCACCCATTTCAAATCTTGTTCCGTCCACAGAGGTTTCATCCTTCCAGACGTAGTCGTCTGCGGCTTTTGATCGGCTTGGTTCGGCATGGGCCGATCGGACAAAGCTGGACTTAACGGTAGCGAGTCGGACCTGCTTGGAATACACTGCCAGGAGCTGCCAGTGTTTGTACCCGGATTCTCCAATTTCGGCTTGTCCTTTGAGGTATGACAACCCGGGTGGCAGCACAATCGTCGGAGTCCAGTCCTCGTGGGGGATGGTGAGCATCCAATATCTTGCTCGTTCAGTTCCCATTGCATGGAAACTTCTCGCCCGTGATCTTATTTATATGAGATGTGGCTTAGTGGTTCGTGGTTTCCCGCGTCAGTAAGTAATACTACGCACGGACGCATGGTGAACCATGCCCGTGCGGGGTGCTTACTGACGGGGAAACCACTCACTACTCTCGTTATACGGTGGGTTGGATCTCCCTTTCGGGGTGGGGGGATTATAAACATGCGAGCTGTGTACTTATGTGTTGTTGTTGCACGCATCCGTGCGGCCAGAGCTCCTAGCTCCTCTTGGCCCGCTAAAGGGGCCTCGTCGCACCGGAGCCCATGTCGCACGGACGAACTGTGTGTCCCTAACCCTAAAAGGAAATTTGCTTCGAACGGTGATACCCCGGGGATACCCGGGGATACCTCGGGGATACCGGTGACTCACCGAGTTCGGCCCGAACTCGGTTATAAGAGCGACAAGCCAGGCTTCCCTAACCCCTAATGTCACCAGTAACTCCACGTCGAACCTACATCAAGTTTGCTAATACTCCTACCAAACCCTACTGTTTCATCTACAAACACACGCCAAAGAGACCTGTACTTTGGGACAAAGCAAGAATCAACAAATTTGATTTCATTATGAAATGTCTTTCCCAATAAAAATTTATTGATTTACATATCTTTGAAGTTAACTGCTAAGTCTGTTACAACAAACCCAGCGTAACTAGTTGTGGGAATATTGTCCCATGCAAAGTAAATATAAAAATTGGTGGTTTTACCATATCCGTTAGTTTGACTGCGAAATTGGAACTTTTGATTGATTTTAATCGTATGGCTAGTTGCAGTGTTTCTGAAAGTCCCAGTACTTGCATAATTCTTTTGTGGGAGAACGCCTTGCTTTCTCCACACAACACTAAACACTCGATTGTCAACAATTGGATTCCCAGGGTTTCCAATAGCGCCATAACGGATATCAGGTAAACCTAAGGTGTCCAAACCTGAGTCGCCAATAGTACCTTGATGGTACTCTTCTGTCGCCTTGACCAACATCACACTATAAGTGCGATCACAATCGGGATAAAGGACGGAACCTGAGGTAGCGTTGCTACCATAGATTCCTAGGTTGAGCTTGATATCGGTAATGAAAATTTCATCCCCGATTCTTTGAGTATCTCCAGTTCCATTGGTGATCCAATACAAAGGGTTCAACCAGTACTGCAACCCCGAGATCAAATCTCGGGAGTTTGCAGCACGATAAACTTTCGTTTCTGCTAGTCCAAGAAGAGCTTTTCGAATCTGCATTCTGCCAGATTCGACAACCTTTCTCTTCTTTAGGCCTTGTTTCTGTACTTTCGTTCTCATTGCTGGCATTTCAAACTAATTGGTAAAGAACTTTTATTGGATTTCAATTATTTCTAATCTTCTTTCCAAGGCTTGATACGTTACATAATCAAGATCTGGATACCAGTCCTTGGGGTGAAGATTACTTGTAATCCAAATGTTTTCAGCTACCAAACACGTGGAAGCTCCTTTGATTTCCACGAGTACTGGGTAGCGATCAAACCATCGCAATATATGGGAAATATCGATTCCTCCTCGAAATTCATCAAATACAACATTCTTCTGATCTGAGTATCCATCCCAAAATTTGCTTCTCGGATCTTTAGGATAAGCTGTCCACCCCGCTTCTTCCCAAGCCCGTCTAGATTTGCCAGTTCCTGTAGGTCCATGAAAGACAATGATTCGACGTTCAAAAGGAGTTGGTTTAGAGTAGTCAGCG